GCATCTTCTTTATAATTATCTCATAGGTTCTTTCACTTCACACTAGACCTATATGACCCTTTTAGGTTCCTTCTGGGTGGTTCTATTAGGGTCTTACAAAAGATTTTTAACACAAAAATTTGAAGGGTTTACGCATATATACAAATTTAAAATTTACCCCATATATAGTAACTTTTATAGATATTTAAGCTATAACTACAGTCTTTTATATGTAGTACTGTCGTAGAGACAGCACTGCAAGTTAACTTATAGCTGGGATCTTAGGGTTTTTATAGTGTTTTGGACAGTAAAAGAACAATGATTGGACAGGGTAGGGGTATATATAAGGTCTATTGTTACAAAGTGTAACGATTTATCTGTTTTTATTTTATCGATAGCGACCTATAGTAATAATTCAATCAGTACTAGGCTCTAGTACTAATCCCAGAAACTAATTAATCAAATGAACCTAAACAACCTGGAAGAATGGCCTGACAAATACAACTCAATAAAAGAGTTTTATGACTGGTGTCAACATTGGCCTAAAGGATACAAGAAAAATAATCCTTTTGATTTCTATTTAGATTTCATTGGATACAGTCTAGATCGCACTGGTGGTTATAGATATATGGATCCAGTATATAAAGCTGGTGATAATGGCTATGGACACCATGAAAGGTGTTTAATGGCTGATGCATTAAAGATCTTTGAAGACACTGGTTATGAGGATGTATATAAATACATTGACTTATTAAAACCTTTCGGCCCATCAAAGAAACCTAGTTTTGATGTTGTTAACTTCATTGAAACAAGATCCAGGGGTTAAAGCTTAGAAAATCCCTTAAAGCCTCTGCGGAGGTTTTAAAGGGTTCTCTTAATAGATGAACCTTAGTAGTTGTTTACAGCTACAAACACCGCCCAGTTACTAATTATTAATTATGTCTAACGACAAATACGACTACGAAAAGGAGCTTAAAGCTGCTAAACGTGCAGAAATAGAACGTATATGGTTTGCCCAGGAAGCAACTAATAAGGAGCTACTGGAAGCCTACAAAGCTCTAGATATTAAGGAGAAAGAATGACTATTTTAATTGTTTGGATTTGCTTAGTAATTCTTATGTATATCCTTATCAAAAACTTTAAAAACAACGCCTAGTTATGTATTCAAAAACCGATTTGATTTATAGAACTGCATTAACCTATGCAAGCTATAAAAATAAGCCATCAACTGTTAATGATGAATTAATAGATGAAATGTTTAGAGATTTGTATTTATTAGCAGATGAATATGGTTATGAACATAAGCCTAGTTAACTCTAGGCTTTTTCTTCTTTTTATTTTTTATTATGAAACTATGTACAAATCAGAGTATTCCTTGCGAATTTTTAAAAGGAGCTTGTATCTTTTTATCCGATGAGGATGAGGGGAGATATATAAAAGATGTATGTGTAGATCTTGAAAAACATTCTATTATCTTGATTGATGATGATGGTAATGGGATGTATTGGGAATCTTTACGCAATGCGTCTATTCAATTCCAGGGGGGTAGATAATGATTCAATGTCCTAATTGCAAAAGCGATAAGACTATTGTTATTCAAACAAGAGAGAGATCTTCCGCATATCTTTGGAGATTTAGAACTTGCAAGGATTGTGGTAAGAACTTTGGGACAAGAGAATACAGTTTAGATGAACTTGCTAAATTTATTGATGAAGGTAAGGAATCACTCGATATTATGCGTGGTCAATGCGATGACTTATTAACTGATTTAAAACAACTTATTTCTCAATACTCAAATGACAAAGGAGGTTAAATGATGGAAGTAACAATAGAATTTATGGAAGCTGGTTTCTTTTTTAATAAAGAAAGCGGTATGCACCCAGAAAAACCTTTGATAAATGTTGTTTGGGTTGAAGATGATAAAGCTCATGGTGCAATAGAAACAATAGAAAATATTTTTAACCCTATACCAGAATTTATAACCATACCAGATAGGGTAAGGCTTGAAGTGATTAGAAAGTATGAAGATGAACTTAAGCCTTACTTGCAATGACAAAGCAAACTGATTTAGAAGATCGGATGTGGAGTCGTGGGTTTGACAGACGACAACGCAACATTAACAACAACTTAGCTAAAGGTAGAGAATCAGAAACAGATTATGCAAAAAGCATGATTAAAGCTGGTCTTCTACCTTTTGTTGAAGCGATACAACAGTTCCTTGATAGGGCTTGGAGAGGTACACCAGGGGTAAAAGCTACAGCAGCAATTAAACTACATGAATTTAAAGATATAGATGTTATAGCTTTTATTACTTTTAAAGGTGTTATTGATGGTGCGTCCCAAAATAAAACCGCTACACAAATAGCTATACAAGTAGGGCATATGCTTGAAGATGAACAAAGGTTTTCTTTGTTTGAAGAACAAGATGAAAAGCATTTTAAAAATGTAAAAGAACATATATCAGATACAAATCATCCAAGATATAGACGCAATATGATGATAGGCCACATGAGAAACAGGGGTTTTGTATTTAAACCATGGTCAAAGGAGGACAAATTAAAAGTTGGTATGAAGCTCATAGATATAATGATTAGTGCAGTAGGAATGATAAAACTTTCAACTATAAGATCAGGTAAACAAACCAAAACCTATGTTGAATTTACGCAAGGCACTATGGATTGGATAAAACGACAACGCAAAAATAGATTAGCTTGTTATCCATTGTATGAACCATGCGTAGAGCAACCGATTGATTGGACTAGCACCACTGAAGGTGGTTTCCATACAAAAAGACTAAGACATATCAAGGCAATAAAATCAAAAGACCTTACTTACCATGAAGAAGTAACAAAAAGAAAACCAACAGCACTTTATACAGCACTGAATTGTCTTCAGCAAACAAAGTGGGAGATAAATACAACTGTTCTTGAAATTGCTCAAAGCTGTTGGGATAGAGGTATAGAAGTAGGTTGTCTAATAGATGCTGAACCACTACCACAAACTCCAAGACCTTTTGATATTAATACTAATGAAGAATCTAGATTGAGATGGAGAAGAGCAGAAGTAATTAGACACGATCAGAATGCACATGATCGTATGAAAAGGTATCAATGTATTATGCTGCTTGATACTGCTACTAAGTTTGCAGAAGAACCCTTTTGGCATGTAGCACAGGCAGATTTTACAGGCAGAATCTATTATGTGTCAGGTATATTTAATCCACAGGGTAATGATTTAGCTAGAGCTTTGCATAGATTCGCAGAAGGTGCAGCGATAACAGATGAGAAGGCAAAAAATTGGTTAGGCATAGCAGGTGCTAATTCATGGGGTATGAGTAAATACAGTTATGAAGAACGTATTGAATGGTCTAAGACAGAAGGTGAAGCTTTAGCTAGGCAGATTGCAAGCAATCCTGAATCATATATCAGCATATGGAGTAAAGCAGAAGAACCATTTCAGTTTCTTGCCTGGTGTTTAGAGTTTAATGAGTTACTTGAACAGGGATATGGTTATGTGAGTAAGCATCCTGTCTTGCTTGATGGTACAAACAATGGCTTTCAACATTTTGCAGCCATGTCTCTTGATAATAAACTGGCAGCAAAAGTAAACCTTAAAAACTATGACGAGGTGGAAGACCTATATGAAGAAGTAAAAGATCAAGTCATACAAGAACTGTCAAAGAAGGCCGATGCTATAGCTGAAGATTGGTACAAACATCATCAAGTAATTACAAGAAAGATGATAAAGAAACCTGTGATGATGATTCCATACAGTGGTAAAACTTTTGGCATCACAAATGCTATCCGAGATTACTTTATGGGTAGTGACGAAGAACTGTCTTGGCAAAAAGATTGCTTTTTACATAATCATTATCTTGCAAAAATAATAGAGAAAAGTGTTAATAATATATGTCCTAAATGTATAATAGTGATGAAATATTTAGCAGAGATAGCAAGATGTTTTGGTAAAGAGGATAAAGATATGACATGGATTACACCTTCTAAGTTTTATGTTAAGCAGCATTATTACAAGTCTAATATAAAAAGAATTGCCACCAAACTCCATGCTACGACTGTACAGTTGTCACTTAATTGTAATACAACAGAGGTTGATAAAAGAAAATCTACACAGAGTTTTGCAGCAAACTTTGTTCATAGTTTAGATGCTGCTAATGTACATTTAGCATTAGAAAAAAGTAAAGCTAGTGGACTTAATCAGTTCTGTACAATACACGATTGCTTTGGTTCACCTGCTGCACATATAGAAGAATTTATTGGTTATGTAAAAGAAAGTTTTGTTGACATGTATAGTAAAAACTTATTAGAAGATTTATATCAGCAAGCAGTAGAACAATTAGACGACCCAGATAAGCTACCCATACCACCGGACATAGGGGATTTTGATGTGTGTGAAGTTTTATATGCACCATATGTGTTTAGTTGAACAAATGCGTGACAAGTAATTTTTCTACGGTACTATCAGTGATACATCCAACTTGGATGCAATTAAAAGAAAACTTTAACTGAAATTTCCAAATGATTAAATCAGAAATTATCAACATCACAACACCAGTGTGTCTGTTTCAATTTGCATGGCTGGTAGAACCCGACACAAAATTTGATGCGTCAGGGATTTGGCAAGTTGAATGTCTTATAGATCCAGAAAAATCTCAAGACATAAGTGACCAGCTAGATGGTCTTCTTGAAAAATGGAAGAGTCAATTGAAAATTGCTAATCCTACAAAGAAATACAAACTAGCACCTTTACCTTTTGGTTATGAAGATATAGATGGCAAGCCATACTTCAGAATCAAAACCAAGATGAAAGGTGGAGGAGTAAGGGCAGATGGTACACAGTGGAAACAAAGACCACCTGTACTGTTTAATGCTGACGGTTCTCCTATGTCAGAAGATCAGAAGGAGAAGGTTAACAAGTGTGGCCCTGGTACAACAGGTCAAGTCAACATGCGTTGCAGTGGGTGGGAAAATCCTAGCTTTGGTGTTGGTATAAAAATTCAACCAGAAGCTGTCATCATCCACAATCATGTCGAGTACACAAAAACCGCACAAGGCTACGGCTTTGAAACAGAAGAAGCAACCATCGAAGAGGAGAAGCCCAAAGCGAAAGCAGGGTTTGAAACAGTCGGAGCAGACGAATTTTAGGAGCAAGTTTGAAGCTGCAATAGCAGCTACATTACAAGCAAATAAAGTTTCTTTTACCTATGAAACACTCGATATTGACTACCAAATCAGTTGCACTTATAAGCCTGATTTCATCCTTAACAACGGCATCTGTATTGAAACTAAAGGCTTCTTCTCAAAGGAAGACCGCAGAAAACATGTTGCGATCAAGGCGCAACGACCCGACCTAGATATTAGGTTCTGTTTTCAAAACAGCAAAGCAAAATTGAGTCGTGGCAAAAGAAGTTTAACCTATGGTGCTTGGGCTACTAAGCATGGTTTTCTCTGGAGTCATGGCTCTATACCTACAGAATGGATGAATGAAAACAAAAGAAAAAATTGACAACGCAAAACAAAGAATTAAAGAACTTGAATGCCTTATTAAACATTGGGAAAAAGATGACACAAAGCAAATATGTCAGGAAAGAAGGCTGCCCTGAGTGTGGCAGTAAAGATAACCTAGCCATCTATGACGATGGACATGGTTATTGTTTTGGTTGTGGCTACACGCAGCAACCACAAAAAGATAAACCCAGAAAATCTTTTGTTAAACCAGTGAAGAAACCATTACTAAAATTTGTCACACCAAAGGCACTACCAAAACGTGCGATCACAAAAGAAACTTGTGAATTGTTTAACTATGGGATATCAGAACACAATGGACAACCAGTACAGGTCGCTACTTATGAAGACAAGTTAGGAGTACAAACTGCACAACATATAAGATTTCAAAACAAAAAATTTATTTGGCTTGGTGATGTAACTGATCTACAGCTATGGGGTCAGAGATTATGGAGACAAGTAAATACTGGTAATATGTTTGTCACTATTACAGAAGGAGAGATTGATTGCATGTCAGTCTCACAAGCACAAAATAACAAGTACCCTGTAGTAAGTTTGCCTTCGGGATCACAATCAGCTAATAAATATATAGCTGCAAATTTAAAATGGTTATCTCAATTTGTACGCATAGTAATTTGTTTTGACAGTGACGAGCCTGGCATGGCTGCTGCCGAAAAAGCAATTAAAATCCTACCTCCTGGTAAGGCAGCAATATGTAGACTCCCTAGAAAAGACGCTAATGAAATGCTCATCGCAGGTGAGGGGGAAGAACTTAGAGATCTGCTATGGAAAGCAACACCTGTTAGACCAGATGGCATCCTTAACGCATCTAACCTATGGACAGAACTAACAAAAAAAGGCAGTAACAGTATTTGTTCTTTTCCTTTTCCAGAACTAGACAAGTTTTGTAAAGGGTTTCGTAAACAGCAGATGCTTTGTATAGCAGCAGGTAGTGGTACAGGTAAATCAACTATATGTCGTGAACTAGCACATCACTTTATGAAGAATAGTCTGACCGTAGGTTATATAGCTCTTGAAGAATCGGTACAAAGAACAATGCAGGGGATACTCGGTGTAGAGATGAATAAACCCCTGCATCTTGAGGATAATGTAGAAGAAACAGAAGGGCTAAAACAATCGTTTGACAGACTGTTTGGTACAGGAAAACTATTCTTATATGATCACTTCGGTTCTATTGATCCAGATAGATTAGTCGAACAGATACAGTATCTTGCTACAGCAGAAGGTGTAGATGTTGTTATCTTGGATCATTTAACAATAGTTGTTTCTGGTATTAGTGACCTTGATGAGAGAAGAGCTTTGGATGTGGTATGTACAAAGCTTAGACAGGTGGTTGAATCTACTGGAATAGGTTTGGTTATCGTTTCTCATCTGCGTAGGCCAGAAGGTAAAGGACATGAAGAAGGAAATAAGGTAAGTCTTAATCATTTAAGGTCTAGCCATTCAATAGCACAACTATCTGATTTGGTTGTTGCCTGTGAAAGAAACCAACAGTCGGAAAGCTATGCAGAAAGAGCAGAACTACAGTTAAGAGTATTGAAAAACAGACACACAGGAATGACAGGACCAGTAGATAAATTATTGTATGACGAAAAGACAGGAAGACTTGTAGTACCTATGGAATCTTATTTCGGAAACCAATGACTTTACTTATTGATGCTGATTGGCTTGTTTTTACTTCATGTATCAACGCTGAAAGAGAGTATGAGTGGATGAGAGACTTGTGGAGTTTTAAGTTTGATGCACAGGAAGTACATGAAATTATTGATTCAAGAATTGAACGCTACAAAGCTATTGCTGAAGGAGATAAGGATGTTGTTATGTGCTTTACTGAGTACCCAACATTTAGACATACGATATATCCAGATTATAAAGCTAACAGAAAAGAAAAAAGAAAGCCTTGTAGATACAGAGAAACAATAGAACAAGTTAAAGAAAGATATACGTCTGAAAGTTATGCAGGGTTAGAGGGGGATGATGTTCTCGGTTTACTTGCAACGAGCAAAAAATATCCAGACCCTATTGTTGTATCAATAGATAAGGACATGAGATCTGTACCTTGCACATTGTTAGCAGGTGATGACATGGAACTTATAACTAAACGTAAGGCTGATAGACATTGGATGATACAAGCTCTTACAGGTGACTCTACTGATAACTATTTTGGTATAGATAAAGTAGGACCAGTAACAGCAGAAAAGATACTGGGAGAATCTAAAACACTAGAACAAATGTGGGAGAAGGTAGTAGCTGCTTATGAGAAAAAGAAATATAAATTTGCTGATGCTGTTCTTAATGCACAGCTTGCAAGAATATTGAGAGATGGAGATTTTGATTACAACACTGGAGAAGTATCTCTCTGGACTCCATAAAAAAACACCAACAACGCAGTAGCATGGGCTGTTGGTATTTCTTAGTTGCCTGGATAAGCATATTAACCTTATCACATAAATTTAAACCTGCTATACTTTATTATCAAAAGTGAACTACAATACATATAAATCTTACTAATCATGTCATCTGAAAAACTACCAGTTATTACAGATGAATTGATTTTTGCCTTAGATCAAATCTTTCCTAATCGTCATCCCGATTTGTCTTTATCTGATAGAGAGGTATGGTATAGAGCAGGACAACGGTATGTTGTTGACTTTCTGATCGAACAACAAAAAAGGCAAAAAGATACCATGCTTAACCAATCAGTCTTGGAGAATTAGCTATGTGCGTTTTTTCATCACCAAAACCGCCACCTTTACCTGAACCTAGACCAACAGCACCAAGACCAGAACAAACTGCTAGGCGTGTAGTTATGGGTCAGCAAAGAACTGAAGGTCAACGAAGAAGAAAACAACAGACAATAAGAAGGACTAGAAGACTTGGTACATCTTCTTTACGAATACCTTTACTGGATCAGGAACAAATGGGAACAGGTAATCTAAGGTATTAATTATGTGCATAGGAGGTAGAAGCCAACTAATTCAACAAGCACCAACCTATCGTGATGCACCACCGATTGTGACAGGATCGCAAACTGGTGTCGAAAATCCAAAAGATACTAAGAAGGCAACAGAAGATTTAAAAATTAAAAGACAAAAAAGAGAAGGAACTTATGTAGATCCAAATCTTAGTATGCTGGAAGATTCATTAACTCAACGAAGTGGAATGTCACGAGCCGATAGAGAAAGGAAAAAAGCTAATCAAGCTAGGGCAAAGCATAATTTTAATAAAAGAAAATTTTCTAGAAGTATCTCAGGCCGTAAAACTGGAACTGCTTAATTATGGAATATTCAACACAAGGACAAACAGCAGCAGGTAGATACGCACAACTACAAAGTGCAAGATCTACCTTTGATAGAGAAGCAAAAGAATCATCAAAGTTAACGATTCCCAGTTTGATCCCAGAGAGTACAACAGGTACAAGAGCAAAGATAAAAACTCCTTTTCAGGCGGTAGGTGCTAGAGGTGTGAACAGTCTTGCATCAAAACTATTGTTTGCATTACTCCCTCCATCAACAGCCTTCTTCAAACTAAGTATTGATAGTCTTGAACTACTTAAGCAAGGACAGGAAGGATTAGAAACAGAAATAGATAAAGGATTAAGAACAATAGAAACAGCTTTGATGAATGAGATAGAGATCTCTAACGATAGGGTTGCAATGTTTGAAGCACTGAAACATTTAATCGTTGGAGGGAATGTTCTTCTCTATCTCACAGATGATGGATTAAAGGTATATCCACTATCGAAGTTCGTATGTAAAAGAGATGCAGTTGGTAATGTATTGGAAATCATTACACAAGAATCAATACATCCTAATGCACTGTCACCAGAGTTCTTAGAGCAGATCAAAAAGAAAGAGAACTATGATGAAAAGACAATGGATAGTGACCTTGATATATACACATACGTCAAGAGAGTAAACGATGACTTCATGTGGTATCAAGAATGTAAAGGAGAAAAGATACCAGGTACTGATGGCAGGTCAAAGGCAGATGTATCACCTTGGATTCCATTAAGGTTTGGAATGAGTGCTGATGGTGAAGACTACGGTAGAGGTTATGTAGAAGAATACAGAGGAGACTTGATAAGTTTAGAAGCTTTAATGCAAGCCATCATTGAAGGTGCAGCGGCATCAGCTAAGACTTTGTTTCTTGTAAATCCTAATGGTGTAACCAGAGCAGCGACATTAGCCAAAGCTCCCAACGGTGCGATAAGAGAAGGTAGTGCAGCAGATATTTCTGTTATGCAAGTCAACAAGGGTGCAGATTTTAATGTATCTTTCTCTGCAATACAAAGAATTGAATCAAGACTAGAGTATGCCTTTCTGATGGCACGTTCTGTTCAGAGAGATGCCGAAAGAGTAACAGCAGCAGAAGTTACCATGATGGCTAATGAGCTAGAGAATAGTCTTGGTGGTATCTACTCCATACTTACTCAAGAGTTTCAACTACCATATCTAAAACGTAGGATGCACATGCTCGTACGTTCTGGTAAAGCTCCAAAACTACCAGAAAAAATAGTTAAACCTAAAATCGTTACAGGTGTACAAGGTCTTGGTCGTGGTAATGATCGCAATAAGCTTGTTGAATTTATTGGCACAGTTTCACAAGCTTTAGGTCCAGATATTATGAGACAGTACATGAATGTAGATGAAGCTATAAAACGTCTAGCAAATTCAATCGGTATAGATACTGCTAACCTAGTGAAGACACAGGAAGAGATACAGGCTGAGATGGAAGCTATGCAACAGCAGCAGCTTATACAACATCTTGGACCTGCTGCTCTTGGATCTCCATTACTTGATCCACAGAAAAATGCAAACGCACAACAACTAGCGGAGGAAACCAATGCCGAGCAAGAAGCCTGATCCTAAACCAAAGACAGAACCAGCAAAGGCTATAGTCAGTCAGTTAGGTATCAACGATGAACCTACCCCTACAGAGCCAAAAGTGGTCGAAACTAAAAATGGTCGTACAATGACTTATAACTAAACAAATATTATGACTTCATCCCAGGTTAATGTTTCAGAGACACCACCAATGTCTGCTGAAGACTTACAAACTTTAGCTAAAAATGAAACTGATGATAATGGTCTTATTTTAGGTAAGTTCAAATCAGTAGAAGACTTAGCTGCTAGTTATAAAGAACTTGAAGGCAAGCTAGGGCAGGTAACAGAAGAAGATCAACCAAAAACAGAAGAAGAAACAGAAACCACAGAACCAGAATTTAATGCGGAAGAGTTTTATGGTGATGGTCTTGCTTCTGTATTAGAAGAAGTTGGTATTGATCCACAAGAAATCTCTAATAGATTTGAAGAGACAGGTGAAATTAATGATGATGATTATGCAAAACTAGGAGAAGCAGGCTTCTCTAAACAAGTAATCGACACCTATCTTGATGGACTTAGAGGAGGTGGTGCAACTAGCGAAGACATAGCTTCTGCACAAATACAAGGAATTAAAGATTCTGTCGGTGGAGATGAAAATTACAGTAAGATGGTGGCATGGGCTATAGACAATCTCCCTGCTGATGAAGTTAAGGAGTTTAATTCTTTAACTGAAACAGCAAATGCAACTGCAATTAAGTTTGCAGTGCAAGGTCTTTATTCTCAATACAACAATGCTATGGGTGTCGAACCAAATTTAGTATCAGGTCGTGCTTCTCAAAGTGGACCCACACCATACAGATCTACAGCAGAAGTAGTTACTGCTATGTCAGATCCACGCTATGGTAAAGATGTCACATACACTGAAGATGTTCAAAGACGTATAGGTGGTAGTGATGTATTTAATACTGGCCGTTAAATATGGGTAAATTATGTGCTAGAGGTAAAGCAGCAGCAAAGCGGAAGTTTGATGTATATCCTTCTGCTTATGCTAATGCTTATGCTGTTCGAGTATGTAAAGGAGACATAAAAGGACCAGGTGGTGTTCGTAAAACTGCTAGTAATTACAGTCGTAGCAAACCAAACAGAAGAAAACTAAGGATTGCTTAATCATGCCTTTAACAAAAAAACAAAAACAACTAGACAAAACTGGTGATGGTAAAATTACCAGAGAAGATCTTATGATCTTACGTTCTAAAAAAAAGAAAAATGGCAAAGCTAAATCTTAGCCAGATGAAAAAACTGAAGGCACATTCAGTTCATCA